GAGTACTTACATCGTTGCGGACGTGCCTGTTGTCGGGTTCACGATCACCGAGCAGAAGCAGATCATCGATGCCTTGACGGCATGGCTGACTGCGTCTACGGGTGCTAACGTCACCAAGCTTCTTGGTGGCGAGAGCTGAGATAGACAGACTGCCCCTAGCAGGTAGCTAGGGGATTCCAACAAGGACCGGACACACATGGCTCGGGATGACTCACCCTACCATCAGGAAGGGGGGCCATGAAAAGCCTCATGTGTCTTCTGCGGGAAGTGCTCGCTGATGCGGGCACTTGGTGTCGCGTGAGCACCACGTTCGATTGCAAAACAATCGAACGGCGGGTAGAAGAAGAAGGGTTACCCTTTTTAGGGATAACCCTGCCTACCTTTGGAAAAGACCTCGAAAAAGGCCTCGACCAAGGGTACGTCGACCGACAGCTGTTCTCTGGCTTCGCAAGAAGCAAGGGATCAGGAGAGCTCCCTGTATTTCTACAGGGTTTTCTCGGTCTAATCTTCGACCCGACTTCTGGTCGGTTGCTGGACGAACCTTCAGTCCTCGCCATCCAAGCTGTACGTCAGATCACTCTGATGTGGGCAAAGATGTACGTGGCTCCTGAAGACCTCCCGGAAGGGAGGGCTCGTCGGATGATGCATCGCCGCGAGGCAGAAGCAATCCGCAAGTACGTCCAGTGTGAGCAGGAAGTCCGAGAGTATGACACTCTTAGAACAGAGCAGAACATCGCTCAGTTCGAAAGAGTGGGCATGCTCCTTTGGGCCGACGTCCTCCAACAAGTAGATGAAGACATCTACTATGGACGTCTAGTCCCAAAGCACGGGCCTGGAGCCACTGCTGATCGTCTTGTGGGAAACCACAAATACGAACAAGCTGAGTGGACCAGCCGATTGGAGGCGGTGTTGCCATCACTGGAGCACCTTCTCCCATCGCCGAGCTACCGCAAGGAGCTCGACCGTGTGGACTACCTCGAACCCGGAGCTGAGAGACCTGTTAAGGTTATCACAGTTCCTAAAACGCTGAAGACACCAAGAATCATCGCAGTAGAGCCTGCCTGTATGCAGTATACACAGCAGGCTATACTCGAGAGTCTTGTTGGCCACCTGGAAGGGC